TGCTACTTCCCAAACTTCCTGAATGAAGAAGTCTTTTTCTTTTAAATAGAATTCAAGAATGTCCCCCAAAGTATTACAGCGTTTTAGTTCTTTAAGGAAATCTGCTCCGAACCTCTCTACTAGCTCTGGTTCTACTTCTTTCCATCCAACGTTAAAATCGTTATCTCCTCCGGGCGACCATTGTCTGTTTCCTCCTGAAAGCCAATAAAGAAAATCCTCTATTACTATATTATTCTTATCGGCACTTGTCAATTCTATCTGCTGTATTTCCGGTTCAGATTTATACTCTGAACCTGCTACAATCGCCATGGCCGCTGCTGGGTCTTCCGTATCATGCCACCATCCGGGCGCATGAAAATCAAAATTTAGCGTGCCTTTTTCCCTTTTTATGATCAATCGAGGGCTGTAAAATAGAGTTTTGTCTTCCGCACCTTCTTTAAGCGTTCTTTTTTTTGTTCTTTTATAGGTCATAATATCTCCCAAGTTTAGTACCGATATTCTCGTAAAGGCTTTCTAACCTTTGTTGTAGTTTGGTCAATTCGGCACAGGTTTTACTAAATAGTTTGTAATCGTCTTTTATAGACTTCATGTCTCTACCTACGGATATCGCATCGAACATCCCCTCAGTTTCTTTTAGAGTGAAAGCCTCTGCTGATTCTATCATCTGACCAAGTTGTTCAGATATTTCCACAAGTCTTTTGCTCCTGTATATCTCATTCTTAAACTTGGAAAATTGCTTTAAAGAATCTATAAACGCCTTCCTCTCTTCCTTGGTGTAGGAGAACTCGTGTTCAAAAATATATCTTCTTTTTCTCACGGTTTTACCTTGTTTTTGTGTACTATTGTCCGTAATTTTGTTAAATTCTCATTTAAATTTTCTGTAAAACATCTATCAAAAAGTGTTTTTTCTAATAACAACATTTCATAAGGAGATTTACAATCCTTTATTATTTCTTTTGTAAAATACTCTCTACCGTACTTATTTATTTCGCGTTTTAAAAATACGCCATTTCCTAAGTAATTATCTTATATATTGCTTGTAGCATGACACCCGATGTACGTCTTGCCGTTTATATTATTTGTTGTTTTATATGCTAAATAATGCTTTTTTAAATCATATTTTACCGGGTTTATCTAAACAACACTGTTGTCCAAGTTCGCACAATATCTCCTGCATTATTAAGTTAGCGTTTCGGTATCTTGTGCTTATTTTAGGAGAATAAGATTCGTGTAGGCCGGGAGCGACCATATTAGCTCCTATCGTTGATTCGTCTGAAACACAGTCAGATAGCGTAACCAATTCAAAGTCGTCCTGAACCTCTACCACTTCTGAGTCCCCCCCCTCTCTTAAAGGCTCTACTGATCCAAGGCCACGAGAACTTTGCCCAACTCTAAACCCCGCAAGTAAGATGTTTCTTACAATATTTCCCGATGGCGTTGGCAGTATCTCTACATCCCCGTAAACTTCATTGCCTTTCCAATTTACGTCAACTATTGCGTGACATACATTCTTTAAATTTACTATGTTTGAATTTCCAGTCCAGTGAGGCAATCCATTATATCTAGTATAAAAAGACCCATTATCAACTGTTACACAATGTACAGTATTATCATAGTCAACTTCTTCTATACAAATGAATCTGAAATCCAAATGAATGGCTTTTGATGATTTAAAACATAGCCTATATAGAGTTTTTGAATTTTTTGCTTCTATCAATCTTCCTTCTATTAACCTATCTTTAGGTGTCTGCTCTTTTATTACACCAGTTATCCCTAACTTCAACAAAATCTCATTAAAGTCTTCTATCATCTTCTTTGATACTGAAAATATAGATTTTCTCTCGTATCCCTTATAAACTGGCTTAGTCTCATCACCAAGTAAATACCAATCAACAAATTCTTGAAGTAATTCTGATGATGCGTTTTTAACATCTTTTGGAATATGTTTAGTGTACTTATCTCCTAGTTTTGATAGATATGTCCACAACCTCGCATCACTACACTTAAATATTAAACCTTTTCCATTTTTTCTCTCTGTTATTGTCCACTCTAATTCGCTTGAAAGTCCACTTATTAAGTTTAAGAACTTATCTGCTTTCTCCCCCTTATTCTGACTTATAAAGATACCGTAGCCTTTTGTACTATCTATATCAGTTATATGACCCTCTGCAAGATAGAATCCTAAAAATCCAAAAAAACTCTTAGAATCAAGAGTTAGCGGACTTAAATATTTACTAATCCAGTTCTTGTTTGTAATATCTATATCTACACCCGGAATTATGTAGTATTTATCAGAAAAATCACCTATCCATTTTTCAGCGGTTATAGGTATTCTTAAATGTGAATTTTTATTTATTTTACTAATATCATAAATTTCTTGGGCAGTCTTTTCTACAAATTCATTATTCCTATCTAATAGATTGAACCTATGGTTTGGTGTAACTACCATATCAATATTACGACCCTTTATGTGAATCATTTTACCTTTATAAGGTTCATTTACAACCCGTTTAACTGGCTGCATTTCTAATGCGCCTGTCTTAGTGTTTAGTGTTGGTATCTTTTCTCCAACTTCAACATCTTTAAGTAGTTTCCAGCCTGATTCTGTGAGAATTTCTGCTAAGTAAAATTCGCATTCGGGATGGTCGAGTTCTCCGAACGCCCTTCTTTCTTTTATCTTATTCTCGTATAACCTTATCTCTCGCTCAAGTATATGTTTAGGATATACCCTTTTATTCCTGTTGGGAGAATCAGCCCTTTGCAACAATACGTTCCTAATAATTAACCTTCCGTCATTCTTTTGGATTGACTCTATGAGGGCGGGTTTCTCTACTCCTATTAAAGCGGTATGTTCTATTAGTAATTGCTTCATTCACTAACCTTTATATATATTTTTTAAGTCATCTCAAACGTGCCAATCCTGTTATTTATTTTAATCATATTTTTTCTACTATTTTAGTGAGTTTTTCCATCAAATCCCCCTCATCGTCATTGTCATAAATCCTATCCCAAAATCCAACACCGTGATGATTTCTTTTGATCCGAAAATCATGTTCCAAGTCATTCATAGGTCTAAGTTTTGCAGATATAGCTCAAGGAGTCCTTCTTTTTCTACATCTGCCACAAAACTTCCTAAATAGGCTTTTGCCTTCTTTATAGTTTCTGGCCTTAAATCATATATAGAGTAGTTATCATATATATTACCGCCTTTATCATCCGTAGTATACCACAAGGCTGTGCCTATATATCTACTGCTATTTCTTATCTCAAAAAAGTATTTTTAGTTAAAGCCCTCTTGACTTCTTCTTTTATTATCCTTCTTATGAGTTTTCTTGCTTCTATTTTTAGGAACGGTTTTTTCATAATTCTTGATTCCAATGTGTTTATTTTACCTAAGTTTATCCAATTTCCGTCCCAAGGAACTCCATTTAAGTAAGTTTTACCCTGTTTTACGCTCACATTAACCCCCGGAAGTCTATTTAACCTTTCGTAGGTTGTGATGGATGCCCACCCAGCGTCAGAAACCCACAAGTCGCCATCTTCTATGCGGGCAATATCGTTACCATTTAAAGTGTAATAAATACCATCTGTGCTGCTGTTTCCGACCCTCTTAGGTTTTCCTTGGAGAAATGATGCTACAACGGAATCTGTTACTTTTCTTGGCATATTTTTCCTGTTAACTTCCCATATCTACAATCTTAGCAGACATGCGGTTTAATCTTTCTTTTATTTTTACAAATGATTCTATTGTTTTTTTCCAAAACACGCTTTGGTCGCTACCAATTTCAGACTTTAACCTTGAGGCATGTGTTATCATCTGCTCAACTTCTCTTAGCTTCTTGTTTATTTCAAGGACGTGATTGTTGATTTTTTGTCTATGAGTCTGCGTGTCATCAGCAACATAGTCACGGTATCTTGCTTCTTTTAAAGACTCTAACCTATGATTTATTCTATAATAAATATCTTCTATTTTTTTGTAAAACCTATCAGTTTCTTCCACTGGTTCGCTGTACGCATCATCATCATGTTCCTCTTCTTTTTTGGCGAAAGCATACGGAGTCTGGAACTGCCCTTGCCCGCCGTCCAAGTTTGAAGTAGTGTTTTTTTCTTCTATTGAGAACTGATAATTGCAGTCTAAATTTTCAAGTATGTATTTCAGGCTACTGTTCATGATTGCAGTTCCTCTATAAGTTCAAAATACTTCAACAAAGAAGACAAGTGTTCGTCTTTAACCTGCTTTGCAGATATTATATTTTGAGTAAGTTTAAGAGTTTCCATCAATTTTATCTTTGTTATTGGGTCATTAACAAAATCTGCAAGACTCTGTAATTTACTATTTACATACCCGACTTCTTTCATAACGTAGTTCTTAAACTCTGGTGTAGAAGTATCTTCGTTTATGTACCGGCTTAATAAAGTTTTCTGCCTGTCAGATAGAGTTCTGTATTTTTCGTTGAACTTCTGTACAACAATCTTGAACCCAAGAGTTCTCGTGTCTTTGTCTTGGTCTCTCCAATCTCTCTCAACCTGTTCTTCTAATACCTCTTCTCTCTTTTGGCCAGTAATGGTCTCAAGAACCGTCTTCTTTGCCGTTAAATACTCATCGGGGTTCATTGATGGGCTGTGTTCAAACAACTTAAAAATAGATGCACATAGTTTGTAGTTCGCCGTTCTTGTCTCGAAGAAAGTCTTTATATCGTACTTCTTACGAATGTCTTTCACAAGGTCGTACTTCTCAGCCTCAAGTTTTAAATGGTTTAAGGATTTTCTGGACTCAAGGGTTAGAGACAATAGTTCAGCGCCATCGTTTTTAGTTTCTTTGCTCAGTGATTGATATAGCATTAACTCCTTCAAAATCTCCGATTTAGGATTGAAGTGCTTCTTTATTAAAGACAGGGCCACTTGCTTTTGATTGTCGTTAAGAACTTCATACATAACAGTCTTCGACAGTATCTCGAATAGCAATCCCGTATTTCTCAATTTATTATGACGTAATTTCTTCATGTATTGTTTTCCACGAAATGGTTAGTTGCCGTTACACTATTATAAATATATGTTAATTAGGAAAATCATCGAGGATATTATCTTCATTCAGCATATTGACCGAGTCAATATTCTTATCTATTTCTAAAAGGGACTTTTTATTATCTTTATTGTATCTTTTTTCCAACCTTTTTATTAATTTTTCGTAAGATTCTTTGGCAACACTCGGCATTTCTATCTTATCGTTTTCCCTCCTACCTACGGGGTCTCTTCCAAAATCCTGATCTCTTTTAGTTTCAAAGTTTCCCTTATACTGTGGCGGCTTTCCTTCATTTTCCTCTCTGCCGTCCGGGGTATATAATTTCTCAATGTCTTCCTGTGATACGGGAAACATCCTACTACTTACTTGTAGGGATGCAATATCCCAAGGAGTTCCAAAAGATTTCCCAGATACCTGTGGATCATTGCCCTCTTCTGTGATTTGCTTTAGTCTAAAGGTCAGTTTTGCATCTTCTATCCTTCTGTCTATATCTGCTTTCCACTCGTCTTCGCTCATACCGAATATATTCTCATATATGTATTTTTGAGAAAACACGTTATCTTCTTTAATAGACTTTGCCAAGTCAACCTTTGCTGTCATAACGTCTGTTTTTTGACGCTCGAACACAAGACTTGGATTAGTCAAGTATATTTCAAATCCAAGCAAATCATCCTCTCTAAACCCTTGAGTATACAAGTGAATTATTGCTATTTTATATAATTCTGAAACGAATATCTTCTGTACCCTTTCTACCGTCCTTGCGAACCTTACATCAAGAGATGCCAACCCAGCCTTTGAACTTCCTCCACTATCTTCTCCGTATCCGAGAAATTCTTTTGGTATCTTTAGTGCAGCCATCATTTTTTTTCTGACGTACTCCACGTCGTCCATAGCGTTCTGGTTTTGTAGGCCGGGCAACGTCTCTACCGAGTTTCCGCTCTGTCCGCCCCTTACTGGAAGGAACCAATCTTCTATCGCATTCTCAAGGTTATACCTTAAATTGTACTCGCCTGTTTGAGGGTCTATGTATGGAGTTTTCTTCATCTCAGACACAATCTGCTCTACGTGAGCATCTACCTCTTCTGGTGCGATGTTTCCTATATCAATTTTTACTATACGCCTCTCCGGCGCACGCATTATTCTGTGAAGAAGCACAGCATCTTCAAGTAAGGAAAGCATCTTGTATGACTTTTTAGCAGGCTCTATGAAGGAGTTGTGAACTATTATTCCATTTGCAATGAAATTTGAATTGTCTGATTCAACTTGAATATCAAAAGTTTCTTGTGATTCTAATTGTTTTATACTCTTAACTGGTTTTAAGATTATATTATCAGAAGTAACTCTACTGTATTTTTTTTCTTGTCTTATTTTACTGCCCTCTAAATATATATAAAAATAGTAGCAATCAGATTCTGGCAAAAATTTTTCTCTACTTTTTCGTGATAATCGGTGTCTATGTTTTATATTGGATGTTTTAATGTTTATAGTTGATGCTAATATCTTTAAATCTTGACATAATTCTCTATTAACCAATTCTATTTTATATCTCTTTACCCCATATTTATCTACATTAGTAGAGCCGTCTGCATCTATAAATCCCCTTATAAAAGATTCTTTTAATTCTGGTGAAAGTTCAAATACCCAACTTGGAACCCGTTTTGTTTTAGCACCTCCTTTAAGTTCCATGTTGCTTAAAACAGTTGTTAACATCTTACTTGACACAATACAAGCATTTGGAAGTCCGTTATGTTTTGACTTGCTAAAATATGCAGTTTTACCACTAAACTTTTCAATTAAATTTTTATAATAGTTGTTAATTTCTGGATAAACGCCACATGCAAAAGCAACTCTGTCCATAGTTAACCGACCGCCTCCAAGCAAAAACCCAAACAATCTAACAAATTCAGTATTTACAATATCTGGAACATTATCTATGTTATTTTTACATTCATTTTTATTGACACCATCCACTAAATTTTTATCAATAAAAACATCTCTGGATAATGTATTTTTATTAGAATTTAAAACTAATAAATCCCCAACAACTATTTTATTTGCTGGCTTATATTTTAAACTTTCCGATCCCTTGTCAAAACACAGTATTGGATGTTCTTGTGAACATTTAATTGAATTATTCTGTGTGCATATTTCTATTAAATTCTTTACTCCACTACTAACTTTATTTACAACATAACTTAATTCTAATTTATCTGTATTAATGTTATAAGTCCAAACTTTGTCTCCAACTACCACGTTATCAATTGTTTTTACTCCAAATTCCATATCAATATATGAATCTTTGGGCAGGCAGCGACCGTATGGCAAGTAGTTTGTATCGGTTAGCAACCTAAAATGGGCTATTTCAAATGCCTCAAATTTTTCTTGTGTAGTCCAATAACCTCCATCACCGTCATATACAAATTGAACTATATCAGGGTTTTCTTTGTCAAGCCCTTCCTCCCTCCTGATTAGGCTAGGGTGTATAGGCATTACATTAGTTATGCCAAACTCTTCGTCAATTTGAAGATATAAAAAGTGGTCTCCATATTTACACATTGTCCTTATCCAAGACCACAAGTTAAACTCAATGTTCAGCACATCATAAAATAAATTATGTAATATCTTCTTTATCTTCTCGTTATCTGTCCTTATTTTTAACAACTGACCGTCTACATCTACTGTAGTGCTTTCTTCTGCTATTAAATCAAGGGCAGAGGATATAATAGCATCGCTATCCATAAGTTCATAATCAATGTAAAACATCTTTCTAAGCGACTCTATTTCTTCGTTGGAGGTACTTCCACCGAATCCGGGGCCATAGCCGCCCATTCTCCCGCTGCGCCATTTAGACCTGTTTGAGTATTTTGTCGGCGATCCGACTGATTGACTCTTGCTAACATCGTACGCTTTAAGCCTCCCTCCGGGAAGATGCTTGATAAGCACGTTCTTGGTGAACATGGTTTTTAACCTGTCTCTTATAGTAGCCATTTAAGATTCTCCTTTTGTCCTCTCACATCCATTTGCCATTTGTCTGCTCCAATAGGTTGTGGTTTGTAAACTGATTTGTGTGTATTTCTTATTGCATTTTTAATAAGTTCTATGCCCATTTGCCTCATTCTTAGGGCAGTGTCTCTTATGTACATTCCCATAGCCCAGCACATAACCAAGTCGTCGGTTTTTCCTCTCTGTGCCTGCGGTTTTCCATCATGCCATACGAAAACTCGCAACTCGTTCATAAATCTCTTTGAGTATATTATAGGGGTTCTTTCCCGAAAATACATCTCTAATTTTGATACAAAAACTGGCCTCAACCTTGTAGTTGTGGTTAATCCGGGTATCATATCCTCTTTGTTCTTTAGATCATAGTTCTTTCTTAAATGTATATTTTCATCAAGATAAGGGTCATTTTTGTAAGAATAGTACAGGTTTTTATACCCTAAATCTAAGGCTACTTGAACTGTGCTCCAACCAACGTTTTTGTTGTCTATAACAAGCAAAGCATTACCATACTCAGTAGCAACCGCAACCCCCATTCTTCCAAAAGACTGCGTATCAATCTTACCTCTATACTCTGCTACTTGCTCACAAGTTTCTACATCTATAACCTGCATACCTGAGTTATCTTCTCCATCTCCACGAGCGGGGTCAAGTACAACAATGTAGTCTTTTATAGGGTCTGGGTACTTCCAAATCCAAAGGTCTCCTTCTACCCCTCTTTTTTCTAAAGGTTCTATGGTCTTTGCGTCATACTCTGCAAGTATGTCCGCTTCTATTACAGTGTGACCAGAGGTTAAAAAATCGCAATCACAATTATGAACAACACCATGTTCTGTTATATAAGTGTGATCCTCATATACTTCTAAATTATATACCTTGACATCTTCTACAACACCTTCACTAATAATTAGTCTGTTTTTAACATCACAAGAATATGAATTTTTAAAACTATAGGGAATATTTTTATTCCTTTTATAAGATAAATAGTAAGATTCTCTTATATTTACTATCCTGCCTTCTATTGTTTCAACACCTGCTGTCTTTACCCTTCTTATTGATGTGTTTTTTATATTCAATAAATCTGAAATTGACTTTAAATCGTACAATAGTTCTAAGGACACTGTTGTTGATGTTTTTTTATACTTCTCTAACAGACACCCATCCCCTTGCAAATACCCTTCTAATATCCCTTTAAAAAAATTATAATTTCCATAAATATATGTGTTTTTAGATAATTTCTTTGTTGAGGATGAAGTACCTTCTACAAAAAAGTCAATAAAACCTGATATTATTGTGCTTGATATAGATATTTGTCCTGTGTTTTTTCCCGTAACCCTATCGTTAATCGGCGATTGTCCAAATAGTTTATTTAGTTTTTCAAACAGGTCTAATTTCCACTTGTTTAGTTCATGTTCTGCATTGCAACTAATTATCAATCTTGTTCGTGTTTTAGAACCTTTTGCCAAATATAGCCCAATCAAATGACCGGATTCCCAATCTATTGGGATGTATCTAAAATATTCTTTTTTATGCCTTCTGTCATTTATGTAAAATCTATTAGCATCTTCTGTTAGTTTTTTCTTAAAGAATACAGGACTTAACACATCGTATAAATCCAAAATACTCGTAGAACTTTTAATTTCAAAATCAGGCAAATTACACAACACATGTTCATTATTAAAATCTCCAACATTTACCCACCCATTATCAGTTAAAAACGGGTGATTTTTAGTAACAAAGGATTTTTTTAACCTGTTATTTGAACTATATAATTCTACACAATTATTAGATATATGACTCATAACCCTTACCACAGGTCTTAGTCTGCCTTTGTGAGTAAACACTAATTCGCCTATTCTTATGTCCTTTATACACTTATATCCAGTCTCAGTCAGCACTCTGGTATCTCCATCAAAACATTCCTGAGCTGCTTGTCTCTTTCCTAACAAATGGTCATAACCGTCTCTCCACTTCTGATCTCGTTCTGGGTGCAAATACCAAGGTAGTTTTATTGGATTAAATGCTTCTATACCATCAGCAACACCTTCTTCTGCTTTTACCCAAAGGTCGTGGAACGTGTTTCCTGTTCCGTTCGGTGTTGATAGTATTATACATTTACCGCCTGTTGCTAATGTCATCTGCGCTGATGTCCATATAGCTTCAGAAGACTCTACGAACGCGAACTCATCACAAATTAACAGTGACAAGGACGCTGAACGTGCAGCATCAGGTGAACTTGATACTGCTTTGATTGAACTTCCGTTGCTGAACACAAGACTTAACTTGTTTTTGTTTACTATTGACAAGCCTCCTTGCTTTAGAAAGTTTGGAAGCAGCTCGAACATCAACTGAACCTTTTCTACAAGGCTCTTGGCTACTTCTTGTGTGGTTGCTATTACCAATATTTTATAGTCGTCATTGAACATCATCTCATGTAGGGCATACCCTGCTGTTAATGTGCTTATGCCCATCTGTCGAGACTTTAAAATTATGTTATACCTGTTCCGTTGAAGTTGGTATAAAGTTTCCTCTTGGAAAGGATACAAGTCAAATAATATCTTTCCTTTCTTAGGGTGCGAAATCTTTGCGTATTTCTTAAAGAAATAAACTGGATCGGTACCGCACTTTAAGAACTCGTCTTTTACTATCTGTCTTAAATTATCTGGGGCTTCTATAGCTCATTCCTCTTTGTTTCAAATTGCTCAAGAGTCCTCTTCTTAAACTCTGCATATTGTTCATCAATCATCTTTTTATAAGACTCAGGGTCTTGAAAACTCCACTTTTCAACAACATTATTATTGTCAGTTTCATCCCCTGCAAAGTTGATGTTCATTATTTCTCTTTTTAGTACTTCCACCTCTACATCTGCTTGTTTAAAGAAAGATTCCGCATTTGCCTTCATCTTATTTAAGGCATATTCGTTGAACTTTCCTTTAATTTTCAATGAAGTTTCGTAAGAAATAAGGCACTCCTCACACATTCCTGCAATTATTCTAAATTTTTCATCAAGTCTTGTAGGATTATGACAAGTACATTGTTCTTTTGGGCAATTAGGGAAAGAGCGTAGCCAAGTTCTCGTATCTTGCATCATTTTATTTACGCTCGGATGTACGTTTGTCTTTACTCTGTAACCTTCAAACTGTTCATACCATGTACTATTTCCGTGTATGTCTTTGACTTCCCATATCTCCCCAACCTCCCTTTTTTTATTGCGCTCTGCGGTCGCAGCAACATCAGAAAATCCGATAGTAGTTCTGGTTTGTGTTCTGTGAGTTCCAGCAAGCATCTCGTTGATTGCTTTTATGTTTTTTAGTTTGCTCATTTTCCTGTTTATTTAATTCAAGTGCTAAATTACATTCATTTCTGTTACTATTATCAGTGTTAAGCTCAGGTTTGAAAGCATCTGGTGTTACTACTCTTCTCCTCCTGTTAGGTATTGCCCATTCTCGCCATTTTGTACATGTGCCTTAATGTTGCTCATAAAATCATCAAAACGAACTTCTGGTACACCAAGGAGTCCAGCGAATCTAACTATTGCTTTGTATTTATCAGTAGGCATCTGTAACTGAGACAGCAACTTCATAATTTCTGGGTTAGACTTTATCTTATCAACGAGCAACAAAGCATTGGCCGAGGACATAGCATCTTGGTCAACATCCTCTAAAAGCCTGTTTAATAAAGGTTTTAACTTCATTTATTTTCTCCTAAGTATTAAAATTATTGTTAAAAACGTATTTTTTCCAAATATTAAAAATAGGAACCAAAGCAGCGAAAGAGCCTGTGAGTTTAAAAGTTCGGCCACCCCACTGAAAAACAATACCTTCTATAGGGTTAATAGCAGAAAACCCCCCCAAACGATCAAGCAAATAAAAAGAATCCTCAAAAGTTGATAAATCGGAATCGTTAGTCAAAGAATTGCCAACATAATCAATGATAGAAACAACCCTGTTAACGTTGCCAGCAAAGTCAGGAATTCTAAAATTATGCTTAATGACTGCATTGCCTAAATCAAGTATAAATAACTTGATTTCAAAAAGCTGTTCAGTAGGAAGTGAAATTATGTTAGCAGATTCTGGGATTTTAAACTTATGTTGGAGCAGGTTCAGTCGGGCTATGAGCAGGTCTGCGCTTGGCAATGCGCTCAATTTTACCTTCGGGGTTTCTATTATAGCCACTCCTTCATACGTCCTTCCTAAGACAACATCCACCACTTCGGGCAAAACCGAGGTTCTGTGCAACTCGTTGCCCATTTGGTCATACGTTATCATGCCATGCACGGATAGTGCCTTGTAGCCCGTTTTTAACACATTTAAAGGCTCTTCATGCAAAATCTCAAAGTTAAGAAACACTGTTCCATTCCCAAACACTCTGTTTAGGGCGTTTTTGTCTGCGCCGGACAGAGCTGCTTCAATTACTTTAAAAGCCTCGCAAAAAACAGCCCGCGCTTTTGGCTTGTCCGCATATTTAATAGCCAACTGTTCAAAAGACATAGGGCTTACTACAGTACTTTTGTTCCTTGAGCAAGCGAACCTTCCGTCTCTATAAGTCATCTGAAAATTCCATCCATCTAATTTTAAAGTACAATCGGCTATGCTCTGTACGTTTTTAGTGACATCAAAGACAAACCTCTTCAACTCAGTAAAAGTCATGTCTGTTTCGTATGGATGGGATATGTGCCTATTATATTTTCCTTGGTTTGTTGTGTCAGGCTCAAAAACTTCTTTAAACTGTTCGACCTTATATATTGGATCACTGGTGTAAAAATTCTTCTTCCTCATTACTGTTTTGGGCACGAGATCGAGTTCTTTTTTATCCTTGTCCCACTTTATTATAAAAGGTATGTTTATGTCGGTGCTCATGTCTTTTAACACGCCCTCTGCCCCTGAATTTGCCTTAGACAGGGCTTCGCCGTATTTCTGAGAAACTTTCCTGAACAACTGTTTTATTTCGTCGGCAGTAATCTCAGGCTTGTTCCTTGGGTCGTTCAACCTTTGATAAAAGTGACTGTCCCTGAGCATGGTCTTGAAGTCTATACCAATCCCAAACCTAAAGAACAGTGCATCAGCATATTGCTCCAGTCTATGCAACTCTGTTTTGCTTATACGAGACTCTTGTAAAGAGTCAAACGCTTCTTTTACGAACGAAAGGCTTTTATTTGATTGAAACTTCCTTCTAAAGGTGCTGTAAATACTATCATCAAACCATCCCATCAGGTCAAGCATTTCTTTCCTTGTACAGTCCGATAATACCTCCCTTAGATATGTTCCACATATTTCATTTCCGTTATGAAATATGCTAACGTGAGGAGCCACAACCACATACGCACTGTCCTTGAAAGGGTCTAATACGTGTTGCCCAATGTATTTTTTAAAGTATGAAGGGCTTCCATCCCTTTTCTTAAACCCAATCCTGCCATAATCCTTTTGTCCATACACTACTATCAACCTGTCTACTTTTTTATCAAATTTGCTCAAAAGATTTATTGGCATGTAGGGCTTTTCTGCCTCTATTATCTTGTTTTTGGGTATTCCGTATTTTCTAATTACAGCAGACTTTTCCTCAAAATTAAGGGGGCTTTTGTCATCAACTGCATTACTCGTTGAAATATATACATTATCCGCACCAAACCTTTCTGTCACCCATTCATAGGTTTGATAGTGATGTTTTCCAAACGGCTGAAATCTTCCGGGATATATTACTATCGTTTTCATATTCTTATTTCATGTTTTATTATTTTGGCAGATGTAGCGACATAAGCAGTCCAAAAAAAAGAAGAAGTAGGTCTTAAATTCATGTTAATCTTTATATTACCTGAACTTAACGCATCGGATACAATTGAAATTTTATACCAATTTGACAAATCTTTTTTATTTCCAAAAACAGTACCATAACCCCCTAAAGAGCTACTATTATTGGCAGAACTTGACACTAATGATATACCTGATATGTAAGTTCCTAATATGTCTTTTGGGTTATATAATATCCTGAATTGACACGTTGATGCCCAATTATACGTATCTATCGGAGAGGCCAAACTACCGGTTATCCCGTATATCATATTTTCTACTTCTACCAAATGGGTTGCATTATATATGGTTGGTGTGATGGGCGTATTATCATCACTTCCTAACAATACTGGAATATATACATTAAAGTTAAAATTTGCATTGTTTACACTATGTACGCTTTGTGTTATAAAATCTACTCTCGTAGTCCAGTAGCTTGAACTATACCCTCTTTCAATATTTACACCGCTCCCCATCCTTACCCTATTATCAGTAGAACTGCTTATATACTTTAAGGGTTCATTTGCTACTGAACCTGAAACTGTACCGTCTGATGTTAAAATTCTATATATGCCGGGGGTTTTTATTACTGGTTTATTAGTTATTTGGTCATAATTTACTTGTTTAGAAGAACTATACTGTCCAGAAAAAGACCCTGAGAAAGAGCCTGTTGCACGAGCAACTACCAAAAAAGAAGATATTGTGACGCTCCCGCTTACTGACTGGTTCCCGTTGAACTGGTTAGATCCTGTTGTGGCGTATGAGCCTGTTTTTATTTCTATGTTGTTAAGTCTTGTGTCGTTAGAACTGGTGTAAGTATTAAGTGAGCCTGTGGTAAGCTCAATAGCGCTAAGTCTTATGTTTGTAGACCCTGTGTGGTTGTTTAAGGGAATTATAGAACTCGTGTATAGATACGAACCTGTTATATTTTCAATACCGATTACCCTTGTATTGATGCTCCCTGTAAAAGTATTGAGCGAACCAGTAGTCTGCTCTATCGAATACACCCTTTTCGATAAAGAACTTGATACGTATGTAAACGATCCACTTATATCAGACCCTATTTGAGCGGAACTTGAGACTAATCCCGTTCCCTTTCGTTCATACCTTATATCATAAGAAGATGTAAACTGCTCCGATCCAGAAGATACCCCTGTTGGTAGTAATACTTTTATTTGAGCAGAACTTGATGGCATTCCTTGGAAAATGCCACTGAAACTACCAGTAGCAAATACAAAGGAAATAGACCCGCTTACATCTAGTGAACCTGTTATTTTCTGATTTCCAATAAACGTATTTGAACCAGTAGTTGCGTATGACCCAGTATTTGTCTCAAGCGAGTTTAATCTTGAATTTGCTGAACCTGTAAATATGTTTAAACTTCCAGTTGTTTGCTCAAGCGAGTATATTCTTTTTGATATGGAACTGGATACGTCGGTAAATGACCCGCTTATATCAGACCTTATTTGAGCAGAACTTGATATTATACCTGTTCCTTTTCTTTCGTATCTCCAATCAAAACTTGAAGTTAACTGGTCACTTCCAGATACTGTTCCGGAAGGTATAGTAGTACTGACCGCAGCCGAAGAACTTGCGGTATTCCCATCAAACACTACTCCATATAGAGAAGTACCGATATTAGCCTTTTCGTTCTTTGAGTTTAAATATTCAATGAATATGCCCAGTTCTGAGCGGGCATCGAACTCTTTTGGTAGAGGTACTTCAAGGTCAATGTAATTTGCAGAATATCCGGGCTTGTTTCTAACAGAAAGCGTGATATTAGAATACACTGCACCAGTTGTCCTGTTTACAAACCTCGGCGTAATCTTTCCGTCCTTATTAGGCACAAAGTAGAATGTTGGGCTACTTTTTAACGTTTTGCTATCGTCAACACTTCCTATGTAAGTCCCAAACCTTGCGTTCTTTATAGGAGAATATGTTGCCGTCTGATTAGACGTTACATTGTCAATCTCTGAACCAGATATGTAAACATCCAACTGTCTTCTTATTGTGGTGGGGGTGTTGCCAAGGTATGCCATATCAAAAGACAACTCATACTCTGTTCCTTTTTTAACAGGTATTAAGTAATCATGTAACAAGTAGAACTCTGAGTACTCAAGAGAAGTTCTAAACGAACTGCTGTCAGGGAACAGTACACCATTCAAAAGGGCATCATTGTTTGAGAAAGATATAGCACTCCCTGTCGTACTAGAACCCGTCCAATATGTCAAAGGGTTTCCGAGTTTCCTGAAATCTCCTAGACCTAAAGGTTCTATACCTTTGGATGTCATAGTGTATGACCCTGTTCCTACTGTCAATATGTTCTTTCTGCCAACATCGTATGTCCCAAGGTCAATGTATTGACCGGGTTTATTTATGCTTTTTGCTTTTACATTTATAGCCTTTATAGAACCTATTGCAGGCTCTGAATTTTCTATTTGTAACTTTATATAAGAATCATAACTTGCCGTTGAAATAGTTAATTTAGGCTCTATGTGATAAGATGCTGTAAAATTACTAACCTCTCTAAATCCATCCAATACTAATTTTCTCGCTGTTCCTGTATTATCAGTATAGTTTAATATATGATAAAAAGTAGGCGTTACAAAACATGTGCTCTTGTTCACTATCTTTACTATTGACCCACTGTAATTAAGAACCTTTGACTCTGTTAGGACTGCATTGGCTGGATATGAGTAAGGAATGTTGTTAAAATATAACCTCCCCCCTTCCATAGAAGCAGTGATGTCGAAATTAGTAAAATAAACAGATGCTATCTCATTACCATCTCCTATTGGAGTGATAGGGACAAATGTTGCGGAAGAAGTTCCATTGCTCAATATGTGGCCAGAGGTAGCCCCTCCCCTACTTTCTATCTCTTTTACGGTGTTTAGTTGCCCTCTGTTAGAATACATTGTGGCTGTTGAAGAAGAAGTAGAGTATATATTTACCAATCTGTTATCAGTGTTTAACCTATACTGAGGCTTTCTGATCTCTGAATATGTTACTGTCGGTGGAATAGAAAAATAAACAGGACTTTCCACTTCTTTCGGGTTTATTTGAAGTACCTTTCTCCAAACTACATTTGGTATTCCGTGAAAGTCCTGCGAACTCGGATCATTTGAGTAAGGTATCTTTAAGCCTGTCTTTGGGTTTGTTTCGAGCCTTCCTGCTATTATTAATTCGCACTCGCCTATAGGGGTAGTGTCATAAATATAAACAACGACAATCCGCTCTTTGTTGGGCAGATTATCTCTGATTATCGTATAATATATTGGGTTGCCAAATTTATCAAGTATGTCTATAAACACCTCTGATCTATGAACAAGCACATTACCGTTGAGGTGTAATTTAAAAGAGTTTTTCCCAAGTAAAAACTTATCTGGAAGGTCTGTGACCTTGAAGGTATAATCTGCATTTGCGGATATGTCTTGAAATACGTATATTTTATTTTTTAGTCCGTTTAACGGTCTTTTTAACTCAAGCACTTGCTTGCCTCCAACTTACTGTATCCGTTTAATTTTGTTATGCCTATGGTTTTGTCAACAAAGTCCCGCATCGTGTCTATATGAGACACAATGACAATAAAATCGTAGCGTTCTTTAAATAAGCTAAACAAACTTTCCATAGTAGTCATATTCTCTTTGTCAAGTACTCCAAACCCTTCATCAATTGCTAAGAAGTTTGTCTTAGGAAGGGCTGTTATCTCGCTTAAAGCAGCCCTAAAAGCAAGAGAAAGGACGAACCTTTCCATTCCGGAAGTCAACTCTATCGGCCAGTACCTTTTTTCATCGTAAACAATGTAACCGTGGATATATTTCTCACCGGTCGCCTCCAGCCTAACAGTGAAATCAACTATTTGATTTAATATCTGGTTCACTTCATTTTCTATAACAGGCAGTACCGTCTCTACTATTTTGTAGGGTATCCCCTCTCTTGACATAGTTTGGAGATACAATTCGTATATTCTGTACCGCTTCTTGTAAGATAAATATTTGTCAAGTTTGGAATTACATAAATCTAACTCCTGCTCTTTCCTATATACCTCGCTGTATTTGATTCTGATCTGCTTCTTCAACTCCAACTGTCTCTGCTCAAGAGCACAAAGTTCTGTTTTTAGGCTCTTTATATTTTCCTCTATTCTGGCATTTTTTTCAATTATTGCCGAATTTTTGGCATATTCGACTTCTTTTTCTTTCCACTCCTTTATATTTTCCTGCAAGGTTTTACCTTTGTATCGAGTTGCTTCTTTTTGAGTATTTAGCACAGCCAACTTAGACTCTACTGATTCTAACTCCCTAACGACTTTGTCAAAATATTTGGCAACAGAAAGGTCTCTTTCTACTTTTTCGAGTTCTGATATAAGGATTCTATAAGTGTCAAATTCGCTGGCGTAGGCATCCAATAGCTGGGGCATACTTTCTATGGCCTTCTGTGCATCTTTAACAAACTCATTATTAGTACAAAACTCGCAGTTGGGATCATACTCATGTTTGTCAAGGTGTTCTTTCTTTGCTTGAGCATTCTTGTACTCTGACAATATCCCCTCATACTTCCGCTTGCTTTGATCAACCTTTGTCTGTATGTCCCTGTACTTGTCAACGAGTTCTGAGTAACTATTTGCAGCCCCTCCTCTTTTAACAATTTTTTGCAGCTCTTTCCGACGTGAAACTAACTCATTTTCTTGAACAATTATTGATTGCAAGTCTGCTCCCGCGCCGTCTCGCGCCATAGTTAGATATTCTATTTGGCTTTTTATGTGCGCAATGTCGAGTTCGATATCAGTCTGCCTATACTCTTTACTTAGCGTTATTATACTGGTATTCTTTTCCTTTATGTCAGATTCAACCTCTTCCAAGGACTTTTCCAAATCCTTTAGCTCGTCCTTTAGCACCTCTATTAGACTTGTTAGCATAGAAGATACCTTTGTGAGATCGTCTTTCTCAAGTTCTTTGATAAGTGTCTGGTACTCTTTCGACTCTTCTTTGGCAAGTCTGAACAGGTCATCATAGATGAATATGTCCAAAAACTTATATAACAGTTCTTTTCTGTCTTTCTGGGTCGTGTCTACAAAATTTTTATTATCGTACTGCGTTGACATAGACACCATGACAAAGTCGTCATAGGTTCCAAGAAAATCCCTGATGGCATAGTTGGTCTTGTCCCTATCTTCCCTGTTTAACATTACTTCTATGCCATCTTCTTCTGTCCAGAAATTTACATCAACTTTTACAGAACCTGTTTTTTCATTCAATGTTCCTACCCTCTCAATAAAGTAGACCTGACCTGCAATTTCAAATGAAAACTTGGCACGGAAATTTTTCTTAGAGTTATTCAACACATGCCCTGCTTTAGTTGCACGGGTTGATTTGTCAAATATTACAAAAGTAAGTATATCAAACAGCGAAGATTTTCCGCTATAATTCTTAGCAAACAGCCCATAAATTCCTTTAAAGTCTGTGAAATCTATGTAGTTGCCCTCTCCGTATGAGAACATATTGGAAAACTCAAGTCTCAGTGGTTTCCACGTGATGTTCCTCACTGCATTTTGAAGGGGTATTCTCTTATTCAGTTCATAATTTAACTTACACAACTCTTCTATGTCATCCTCAGTTACGTCTGGATTCACCGCCAAGAACTTCCTAATTATTCCGTTTTGGTAGTCAACACTGCGACTATCCCCCAGCAAGTCTTCCCTTGCCTCAAGGGAGTTAAATGCGTTTGATACTTTCTGTAAGGATAACTCTACTATCTTATATTTTTCAGATAGGTATTTTTTGAACTCTTCAAGTTGGTGTATTTGAGTATTTTCGTGCTTTATGCGAACCCTTAAATTTTTAGGAAGGTTATCAGGTATTTCACACTTTCCATTAACAAGGTGAAACGTGTAGTATCCGAAATCATTATCAAGTTTGACAAATTCAGACTTCCTGTTTTTTACATCCCAAACCAAAAATCCGTGACCGCCAATAGATTCTCCATGATCCTGCTGAATTGCGCTGCCCGAATATTTTATTATGGGTTTTTTCTTTCTTAGTTTAATCATATATATATTATATTTTTGTGTTGTTCCATAAACCGCAAAGATACGACTTTGTTCAAACACTTCAAAATTTATTTTTTAAATGCAAATAAATTGTTAATGTTATTGCGCTTGCTTAGTATTTTATTACCCCCTATCTTTGCACCATAGTTCACAAGAAAGTTTCACAAGTAAGTTAAATCTTACACAACCATATCAAAAATGACAAACATCGTAAATTTAACACCACACACAGTACGCATCGTAGATGACCAAAAAAACGTGATTGCCGAATACCCTTCACAAGGGTCTTGCCGTGTAAAAACGGCATACCAAACAACAGGCACCGTCAATCAAGTCCCTGTTTTGAAAACTACTTACGGCGAAACAGAAGGGCTGCCTGATCCAGCCGAAAACACAATTTACATAGTAAGCATGGTTGTTGCTCAGGCAAACCCAACAAGAGAAGACTTGGTATGCCCAAACAGCGCCCCTGACCAATCTGTCCGAGATGAGGCCGGACAGATTTTCGGGGTAAAATCTTTTGCGAAATATTAAGCTTGAAACAGGGGATGCGCATCTTATACGCATTTCATTTTTAATGAAAAGCCCGCTCTGCTTAATTGTAGGGCGGGTTTTTCATAATATTGGAGCGTGAAACCCACACATCACGAAGTGTGGGTGGGTAGTTTACTTAACAACCTCCCAACCTTCATCAAGATATTTTTGTACCTCTGAATTTTTTACACTTATTTCATTGTATTCATATTCTTGAACAGTTTGCGAGTAATGTATGTCTCCTAACATAACCACGTCAAATCCATCAAAAATAGAGGGGCGTATCCCATGCTGTATTGTTATCAAGTCTGTCCTTGAACCGATTAAAGGCCCGTGGTGCAGCGCTATTTTAAAGTCATCTTCGATGTCCTTAGCATATACCCATTTTTCAGGGCTATCAAATATGCCGAACAAAGAGAAAGTAGTGCCCATGAGCCTGTAAACCCCACTGTCTTTCCAATAGTGCAGGTTTGGATGGTTCATTGCATCTACAACTGGTGTAAGGGCATCAAGTCTGTTTGCATTGGATAGATTTCCATCGTGGTTGCCGGGAGTTAATACTGTTGTACAGGTATCTGCACAATCCTTTAAGAACCTTGACACTACCTGAAACAGTTCCGGCGACATCTCTGTTTTAGAGTGAACTACGTCACCCCCTATGAAGATTATAGAGTTTTCATCTTTGTTTTTTTGAACGTACTGGATGAAATTCCTAAGTACTGCGTTAAACTCCTTGTGCCTTTGATAGAGCCTAAAATGGATGTCACTCAAATGAAATATTTTCGAAATTTTGGAAGCCATGTTTATCTTTTTGGTAAATTATTTGGTAAATATATCCTTGTTCCGTGCAGTAATTTTCTCCTGCTTCTATTTTAGCCTTTATTATTTTCTTATTCTTTGGAGTTTTTAAAAAGCAATATACTCCATCTGGACAAACCTGTTCTAACACCCAAACACACTTGTGATCTGCCCATGATAGATGATATTTGTGACCGACAGTCGGATTATTTGTTTTTTCTTATATGTATCCTATTAACTGTTTCGTCATTTGTTTAATTTTCGTAGTAACATATACCTAAGATTTTCGGTCTCTGTGACTTTTTTTGCGTTGTCAATGTATTCCCAAACCTTTTCGTGGCCGAGGCTGGTTGGATCATGGTAAACAGTGTGCCCTTCCCTTTTCGTGGCTTCTTCATCTATTGGAAATTCTGTTATGTAAACTTCTATACCATGCTCGTTAAACCACTTACTGTACTTCATTGCGTCCTTTACAGCATCGCCATCAAGACATAGGTATATCACACTAACATTTTCTTCTAATATTTTGTTAAATAGCGATCTACTAATTTGTTTGCCGTTAAGTGGAATAGCGTTTCTTCTAACTACAATAGCGTCAAGTTTTGACTCAACCAAAATTATAGGCTCTGACCAGTTTATCTGATCCTCATCATATATTCTGTCCTTTTCTACGGCGGTTGGAGCAGCGAACTTGAAAACTGGGTTCTGTAAATAACTCCTGCCTGTAAAATAAACCAAGGTTCCCATTTCGTCATAAAATGGAAAAACCACCATGTCCCTGTACTTTCCGCTGTCACAGTAGCCTATTCTATGTTTGAACAGGTCTAACGTAGTGAGACCTCTTCCAAGTAAATATTTTAAGGCTTTATTGTAGTAAAGCCCTGTCCCTTTTTCCCAAAGGGGCTTAAACTCTGGTGGAAGTGATAAAGTGTCGTTGACTTCTTTTTTTGATTGATAGGTCTCAACAAATAAGGCTTTTGCCCTTGCTATCAAAGAAGGGTTGGCTGCTAATTTGTGGAGCAGTACAGTGACCTTTTTTCCGTTCGCCCCGCATACCCAGCACTTCCACTTACCAGTACCAAGGCTTACCCCAAGTTTAGGTTTGTGGTGGTTACAAAAAGGGCAATTAAACTGATAATAGTCTCTATTCGCTTTATGGCCTTCACCAAAAACGGATTCAAGTAGTCGTAGTTTTTCGGACATAAAAAGAAGTTTCCCGCAAAAATAACCATTGTTGGTGAATAATCAAAACCAATTAACACTTCGTTTGCGAAATTATATTGCATATTGGCTCATCTATTTATAGGGGGATGGGGTTTTTTAAATTTTATTAGACGGAGCGTAAAACCCACCCATCAGAATGTGGGTGGGATGTAAGCGACCATTAACCTTGTGAAAGGATATATTGACGTATTGTTTCTGGTGAAGCCTCACCTATTGAGCAAACGAAGAAGCCATCTGACCAAAGGATTTTACGATACCAATAATACTGACGAAGTGTATTTGAGTGTAATAACCACAACTGACGAGTAGATTCTTGTTTTAATCTACGAACTAATTGTGAAATAGATAATCTTGGTATGTAACGAATAAGAAAATGAATATGGTTAATATCAGACTCCATAACTTCTATTTCAAAATCTGAATTATCTGCTATGGATGTGAAGATATATTTTAAATCATCATTTAACTGACCAACTAATATATTTCTACGATACTTAGTAACTAAAATTAGATGACATTTAAGATAGTGTTTTGAACGATTTGTACTGATGTAGTGAGACATATTGTGAAAGTTTTTTACCCGAAGACGGAAACTTTTACAATATGTTGAACGGTATAGTATGACAATTTTACATAAAACAATATTTTGGCATAAATTTTGATGTATAATAAGTATGAAAATGATTAACAAGACATATAAATTTCGTTTATTCCCTACAAAAGAACAAGAAGTGCTTTTAAATCAGCACTTTGGACATTCTCGTTGGGTGTATAATTATTTCTTAAATGAACGTAAAGAACAATACCAAGCAAATAAAAAGTCTGACAACTATTATAAACAAGCTGCTAAACTAACAAAACTTAAAAAAGAAGAAGATACAAAGTGGTTGAAAGATGTTAATAGTCAAACATTGCAATTTGCATTACGTTCTTTAGACACAGCTTTTTTAAACTTTTTTAGGGGTAATGCACAATTCCCAAAGTTTAAATCTCGCAAACACAAAAACACTTTTACAATACCGCAATTTGGTACAATAGAAGATGGTGAAATCAATATACCAAAATTTAAAGATGGTATAAAAGTTAAACTACATAGAGAAGTTAAAGGGAAGGTTGGTAAAATGGTAATTACCAAAACACCAACTGGTAAATACTATGTTTCGATTTTTACAGAACAAGAGATTCGAGAGTTACCTAAAACCAACAAACAAGTTGGGATAGATTTAGGTTTGAAGGACTTTGTAATTACTTCGGACAACAAAAAATTTAAGAACAATAGATATACAAAAAAATATGCAAAACAATTAAAGAAAGCACAGCAACACTTATCTCGTAAACAAAAAGGTAGTAATGGGTTTGAAAAACAAAAACTCAAAGTCGCTAAAATTTACGAGAAGATAACCAATTTACGAATGGATAACTTGCACAAAGTATCTCACCAATTAGTGTCGGACTATGATGTAATTGCACTTGAAGATTTGAATGTAAAAGGAATGGTTAAAAACCATAAACTTGCTAAACATATTTCTGATGCAAGTTGGGGGACTTTTGTAAGGTTGCTTGAATACAAAGCTGATTGGAATGACAAACAAATTGTGAAAATCAACCGCTTCTATCCTTCAAGTAAAACCTGTTGTGAGTGTGGTTGGATAAATCAAGACTTAAATCTTTCAATAAGAGAATGGACTTGCAAGAATGGACACGTTTTAGACCGTGACCTTAATGCCGCAAAGAATATTTTCAAAGAAGGATTAAAAATAATATCGTCAGGAACTGGCAATAACACTGATGGAGACACAAATAAGACTTCTGTAAAGAAGCGCAAGTCTGTGAAACCCGAAGCCCATTTGTCTTTAGCAAATGGGTAGTTCACTGCTTTTTCAGTATTTTAAGATACAATCCTTTAATTCAACCCCTTTAAAAGTTCTTTAAAAGCATCGTCAAACTTTACGCCTCTAAACTGTCCTGAACCTATTGCTTCGTTGTAGTAATTCTCATCTGCAATTACATTTTCTCTCATTTGAAAGAAGCACTCAAGAAAGTTTACTTGTCCTTTTGTTGCTGCAAAGGCCAATATCTCAAAAGTATAGTTTTCCCTGCCAAATTTGTTTATGTCTGCAATCAAAGGTTTACAACTGCCAATGTAATCGCGCCAGTTGCTTTCCACATGATTTTTTTTTTGATAACCTTCGATCCGTTTTTTAATTTAACTCTATTAGAAGTAATTTTAGAGGCTTTTAAGTACTTTCTTCCTATATACTTTCTTCCGTCTAATTTTGAGGTTATCCTATAAACGAACCCGAAAGCGTCAGAGGGTATCTCAAAGTTCTCTGTTCCTTTGTATGTCCAATTGCTCATTTTTGTGTTTTCATGTTGGTAAAGCGATTCCTGCAAATCCTGTTAAAAACAGCCTAACATAAATATGGTGTGAACTATTAAGGTTCCGGGTATCTTACTGTCAAATGATTTTTTAACTCTATTATTTTATAGCATTTAGTTTAAGCATCCCACTTTACCGATATATTAATATTTACATCATCTCTCATTTGTAGTGGCTGACTTAATTTTCCTACTGCAACAAGTTCTCTTTTTTCATTATAGAGACCTATTGCCGTCACATAAGGAAATAAAGCACCTTCTGCAAGTGACCCTGTCATCTCATCAATAATTAAATCAGTGTAAGCGTTTTTGAGTGTACTTGGATTTTGCGAAAGGTTAAAGCTTCCAGCAGGTATTCTAATAAGACACTCATAAGAGTAGATTACATGAGTTGATCTAAACTTTAAAGTCCACTCACTATTCAACAAAACATTATAAATAGGATCATGGCCAGTAATTACTATATTTCCAGATTTATAAAACACGTTTCCGCACACTGCTGTTTGATACGCTGACTGATCTGTTGTTTTTGCCAAAGTTGCCATTTGATCGGGCGTTAAACCCTTGTCATAAAACCTTATTTCATCAATATTTCCCCACATTCCGTTTACATCGCTGTAAATACTTTCATTTCCAAAAACAAGGTCATGGTTGTTTATAGGATCGTTTGTATTATCCGACCCTGAAATAACAGGTAGTCCGTTCTTATACATAGTTATCATAGAACCAGACTTAACAACTCCAACGTGGTAAAAATCCCCTCCTAAATAAGGCATTGATAAGGAAAAAGTGTTTATTCCGTCTGATCTTTTAAAGAAAACTTTCTGTAAGACCCCATCGAAGTAAAATTTGTACGGGTACACATTGGTAGGTAGATAATCTATACTAGAACTTACATGTAAAGTATCTATAATTAAATCATTTTGATTGTATTTTGGCAAATTTCCATAAATTTGTCTGGTGACTATAGTATTCTTAGAGATGATTGTGTCAATGTTGTTGTATACATTAGCACGGTAAAAAAAGGTTATAGAGAAGTCAGAATTTCCTGCAAAGTTAAACTCTGGTCTATTTGGTGTCCATATAGACGCTACTTTATTTTCGGCACCGTTTCCGTTTAAAAACTCTGCCGAGAAATTTGATGAAGTTAAGTTAATAGGAAAACCTTTGGAGAAATATACTTGCCTAACAACAGATTTTACGTCTGGTTCAAACACATAAGATTTGTATGCTATTTCTCCTTTTTCTATAATTTTGTTAATAAATCCATTTTTGAAAGAACGAAAAACATCGTTGAACCCCCAATACGCTACAAGGTTATCATTTGAAGGATAACTGCCAGTATCTATTGATCTATCATATAGATTTCCGTTTCCATCATCATTAAAATATCGGCCTGATGCAGTTAACTCGACCGATCCCGGCTTTATAGACTCTCCATAGTCTAAATATGGAATTGAAATTATAGAAGCACTTATACCCAAGTTTTTATAGGTAAATCTTGGGTTTGCATGTTCTAATGTCTTGTATCTATCGTAAGGGAATCGGTAGTATTGAGAGTCTATGCTCTTCCAAACAAGAGATTTATATGAACCATCAAAAGAATTAGTCTCGTATATTTTCTGATAATCTGTGCCAAGTTTGAGTTTTCCCATCGGGTATCTTGCATCTAGCAACTTATACCCGCTACCTGTTTGTGGGGTAGAACCTGAATATAACTGTGAACGTTGCAACAAGAATTTCTTATGGACTTTCACGGGTGTTAATGTGAAGTCCTGTGGGTAAACAGTGCCATATACGTGTGGTATTGCCATCGTTCATCTTACTGTATTTTTTTGAGCGCTTTTTCTGCACTGATTATTCCAGCGTCTATCTTCTTTCCCTTAGATTTAAGAACAGGTAAAAGTCTGCCGAACATTTGTTTTATGGAGTTCCAAATATCTCCCACGCCTTCTGTTGTAAATACTACTTGGCCTTTGGTTCTTCCTATTTTCTCAGTCGCCTTTAACTCTGCCAAAATTTTAGCCTTAACATCTTGGTTGACTTGCGTCATTGCAAAATCAAGAACCTTTTCATACTCATAGGTTGCTGGGGATGATTGGAACCTTTTGACCGTCATAACAATATTCTTGAACCTCACTATCCTTTCCTCATCTTTCTTTAATTCCTCAAAAAAATCCCATAATACATCTCTCAAGATTTCATCAGATCTTTTTTCAAGGTCTTTCAGTCCAGTCCTCTTCACTATCTCATCTATTTCGGCTTTTGCGCTGGCTATTTTGTCTTGCAATTCCTTTAACTCTGCAAGGTATTTCTCTATTTTTTCATCTAACTTAACGGCCTCCACGAGGATTTTATTTTTAGTTAATCTGCTTATCTCTGCCCTTATCATCCTCTTTATACTTTCTTCGAGTTTTATTTCTTTAAATTTTCCGAGATCAATTTCTTTAGGTTTTTCAGTGCCGGGAGTCTTCTCTCTCTTTGTAGGTTTTGGCACTTCTACTGTGTCCGGTAGTTCGTCTTCCGCTTTCCCGCCATTCTTAACGTTGAACCCTTTGGTTAGGGCTGCGTGTTCCGCTGCTTCCTTTGTAGGGAAACCAACATTAGAAATACACTCTGAGCCATCGGCAGTATCTACGTAGAACCAATATTTTCCATCTTTTTTCTTTATGTTGATGAAGACTCCTTTAGATATTACTTCGCTTATTTTCATTTATAATATACCTTACTTTCTTTTTTAATTTTTCCACATTCTTTAAGGACAATTTCTATCAATTCCAATGCAGCTTTTTTAAAATCTTCCTCATCTAAGAAATATCCTTCAAATTCCCCATCTGAGTCTCTAATATACTCTTTATATTTATCAAATACAGTATCTATATGATTTTTAATTGAATTTTCTTCACTTAATGAACGTTTTCTTGTTTTTTTAATATTTTCCTGAACGTTTTTTTGCATTAACTTAGGAACCTGTGTTTTCATAATACTCATACCATTTTTAGTTGGCAACCCATAATAATCCGTTCCTATTTTATATAGGTTATCAGTCTTATAATCTTTAAAAAGTTGCATGTATATGTTTTTTATTTTCATATTAATTACCTATTTACAAAACTTTAAAAAGTCCTTTATTTGTTTTTATATTTATTATATTGAAAATAGTCTATCCAAACTATGCCATATAACATACTTTATATAAATTTTATTTTAAATAAGCATAGGGATGTACCCATTTTTTTATATGATTGGCGGAAAATATGTTTATTATGCTCTTTTGTACTTTTATACAAGATCGCTTAGTGTAATATTATTCAAATTTTAAATCTATTTGAATAAGGGCTTCTTCCGTGTAATTTTTTAAAATAGGTTTACTGAGTTTTGCTACTGCCAGCAAATCTTTGTTGTCATTGTATAACCCTATCTGCGTTATATAAGTAGTAGGGTTTCCGTAAAAATCATCAACTATCTGTCCTTCGCTACCAGTTTGATAGCTTGGGTTATTTGTGAAGTTGTATTCAGCATTTTTTACTCTTATGAAGTACTGTTCTATGTACTCGTATTTAACCTTTCGAGCCTTAAATCCGAGATAGTCCCCACTCGCATCTGTATATAGAGCGGATCCAGACATTGAAGTAAACAATTTCATAGCATTATCACCTGCTACATCGCTTCCTGTAACGGTCAAAAAACTTGCAGATATGTCAAGCAAATCTGCATCAAGTATTATAACCCCTAACCTTGGGTATGAAAGACCATAGACATGAGGATGTGACTTGTTATATACGCCATCTTCAAGTGTTCCAGAAACAATGTAAAATATTTCTCCTGCTCTTCCAACAAGGTGAGTTTTAGACTCGCTGACGGTTTGATAGAAACCTGCATAAGCGTCGGAAGACAATTCTGTCTCTACATTCAACCTTGAATCATCTATTAACCTGAGTATGTTGCCAGCGGCTCCAAGTTTTACGTTAGAACCTGTATGTGCGTTTCTATTTCCGTTACCTGCAAGGAACTGTGATCCTGAAAGGATGTGAAGATTTAATTCAAGGTTTCCTTCATCAAGCCTATCTCCAAATCTATCTCTATTTACATCAATAGCATAGAAGTGGTTGATTACTTTTGATCCTATTTTAAATTGACGTTCGTTAGGGTTTAAACAAATACCTCTATATTGGCCGTAAATTGCTTTGCTTGGTGACATCCAATCATACCCCCCTAAGTCTCGGCTCCCACTTCCGTCATTATGACCATAAGCAATTGAAAAATGTTTTACTGGATTACAGTGAGAATCACATGGTGACTGGTAAATAGTTCTTCGGTAACTTGAACTTACCTCTGTACTACACGTAAAATACGTTAACATATTTGCAACAGGGATGCCTGTCACATCTTGCCAAATTCCATAGTAAACTTTGCTTACCTGTGTAGGGAGCCTATCCTCCATTGTCAGCCTCGTGTAAACCTTTCCAGAACTTATCTCAACAGGAGGACGAGGAGGGGATGGTATGGTTACCGGAGGTGGAGTTATCACAGGAGGTGGGGATGGTACGGTTACCGGAGGTGGAGTTATTACAGGGGGGTCTGGCGAAGGCAACGGAGCTGGTGCTGATAGTTCCAAGACCAAGTCATCATAGTTTACTCCTCCTCTATAATCATCTGATTGTACTAGAAAAACATACTGCCCATTTACTATTTGGATATCAGTTTTTATTATATTATTAGAGCTGACCCATTTACTTCCGTCGTATTCCTGAACATTTATTACCCAACTCGTTCCTTTTACAAATATAGGGGCAGTATAGGTATCCGGGTATGTTCCGTTTCCTGTTATCGCCCCTGTTATCACGAACCTCTGTGGTTGGTCAATAGGCTGCGATATTAATCTTACTGTCCAGTTTCCTTGTATGGTTATTGGCATTTATTTTTCCTAATTTCGTAGTATTTTCTCTTTTACCAACTCAAAGTCAGATTTTATCTCGCTCTCCCAAAATCTTAATAGGGTGAAGCCTCTTTCTTTTGCTATTTGATTTTTATGAGCATCAGTTTTTTTATTATCATCTAAACTTTTATGGTATTTCGTTACTCCGGGTCCTCCATGCCAATAATCTCCATCTGTTTCTATGAGGATATTTGTATCTGTGATACAGAAATCATAAAAATATCTCCTATCATTCCACTTTTGATAGTATTGTTTTATATAAGAAATCTTATACTCTATCAAGAAATTTTCCATCATCTTTTCCAGATTATTTACCTTTCTCCTTCTAATCATCTTCTTTATCATTTCCTCTGTCCACATATTCCCGTACATAGGATTTAACTTCCCAATTTTTTCTTTTGCTCTTTTTGATAACTTATCTTTGGCTATTTTTTTAGTAGTTTCACTCATCTCGCTCCAAATATTCCTACCTTGACCATTTACAAATGCCTTTTCTGATAATTTCTTCGATGCCTTCTTTCTGGTATCCTCACTCATTCTTTCCCAAACATTAACCCCTTCGTTTACCTGACTTCTCAATATATATCCACACTTTTTTGAACAAGTATTTTTATTTGTTACATTTTCATTACATACTGGGCATATTTTCCAAAGTGGTTTAAAATCTTCAATGTGAATCTTAACGTAGTCTTTGAATGTGATATTATGCTTTTTCAAATGCAATGGAAATCCTTTAACCCCATGCTCCTCTCCACACTCTCTACATAAATATTTATTTGTTGGTTCGTTCTTGTGAACTACCCACCCACGCCAGAGGCGATGGGTTGGGCTTCTGACTTCACAGACTTATGCTTCTTTACAGAAGTCTTACTTGTGTCTCCATCAGTGTTATCGAGCGTCCCACCCGATATTATTTT